TTATCACTATCAAAACAGCAATGTATCTTCATCTGTCCTGCGTGGCGTTCTCTTCGGCGGTAGTGCGGCTCTCAGTGCGAATGCGGGCTTCGCTTACTCGTACTCGCGTAGCGCCCCCTCGGATGCGAATGCGAACTTCGGCTCTCGTCTCTGCTTTCATCCCGCGAATGCGTAAACTAAAATACGAATATTAAAAATAATAAAGATTATGAAGACATATTCAGACACAAAGCCCTCAGTATTAGAGGCAGTAGGAAACGGTAATTGGCTGTTCCACTACGACATGGTAGAAGTACCTGCACCAACAATAGAAGGTGAACTGGAACGTACACAATGGGAAGCAGAAGAAGTACTGATTATAGGTGAGCCGACTGAAAACAAAGTTACGCAGGCAGTTATAACCGATGCTTTCCCAACAGACTATGAGCAGAAGTTGCTCAATGAATACAATGCAGTACAACTTGGTTTGCTTGGAAACAAAACAAGTGACGAAGCTAAAGCAAAGGTTGATGCGTACAAAGCATTCCTTGCACGCAGGGCAGAATTAAAAAACATTGTTAATGAAGCATTACTAGAAAAGGCCCAAACTAGTCGGTAGTAATACTTGGTTCGAATCCAAGTGGGCCTACTATTGGTCAAAAATGACTAATTAAGTTGATTTTAATCAACACTAACTAATTTACTAACTATTGAAATTATATTGTATATGGATAACTCAAAAATTGTAATGCTCCCTGAATATGGGTATGGAAACAATAACGGTAACTTCGGTCTCGGCGGCTGGGGTGGTGGTATATTAGGTTTTCTTCTCGGAGCTATGCTGTTTAATGGCGGCTTTGGTTTCGGAGGTTTTGGAGGCAATGGCTCTTTTGGTTACGGCCTTGCTAACCAGCTTAATAACAATAATAACACCGACCTTATAATGAATGCAATCAACGGTACTGATGCAGACGTTCGTCTTCTCGCTACTACGTTGAATGCAGATATCAATGAGGTTACAGGAGCCATACATCAAGTTCAGAATGCCATCCAGTAGGTTGGTGCTCAGAACGGAATGGGCTTCCTCCAGGTAACTAACGCTATACAGAGTGGAGATGCCGCTATTTCTCGTCAGTTGTGTGAGTGCTGCTGCGAGAATAGATTGTTAACTACTCAACAGGGATACGAAAGTCGAATATAGACGATCGAATAGACTAATCAGCTTGGACAGCAAGCAGATCGCAACACAGCATCTATTGTAGGCGCTATAAACGCACTGCATACAGATATGACACGTGAATTCTGCAACACCAAGGAACGTGAAATGCAATCGAAGATTGATACTCAATCTGACATTATTACACAACTGAGAGGTCAGCTTGACAACGATCGTCAAACAGCTCAATTCGCAGCAATGATAGCCCCACTTCAGAGTCAGGTAAACACAATTGCTAATAAACAACCTAATACTGTACCAGTACAGTGGCCAAACATTCAAGCTGTAAACACTACTCCTTACATTGGTGGTTTTTATGGTTGGAACAATGGTTGGGGTTCTAATAGCTTCTGGAACTAATTAAAGGAAGGAGGTACTTATGTTTGGTAGTACACGTTATCCTTTTAATTTTGCTAACAGAAATGGTATTCCTTTGATAGAAACTAGTTCTGTTACAGTTACAGAAGATAATGTAGTATTGTCACTTCCGAATAGAGTATTTCGTTGGTTAAACGATAAAGGTGTTATTCTTTTACGTTTAAACCAACCAATACCAGAAGGAACTACAACTACATTACCAATTGTATTTTCTGCAAATGAATTTACACAAGCGCTGACAAATGTCGGTGGTACACCTATTACTGTAGCCCAGATTCCTGGTACTGGAGTATATATGATATACTACGACAAAGATGCAAATTTGATGTAGCTCTTAACTACACAAATTGCAACAGCGTAAGTTTAACAATTTAATACTTTTATGATTATGGTTATTATTGAAATGCGTGAAGCTGCATACGATGGAATGTTTGATCTTTTAGATGAAGCAATACACAATGCAAAGAAAACCAAAATGTCACTTTGTGAACTTGAAGATGCTATGTATGAATGTTATGAATCACTAAAAGACGATCCTGAATATGACGATCGTGAAGAATTTGAGATTCCTACTTCTGATGAAGAAGACGAATATGAACTAAATCTTCGCAGTGGAATGCGCAGAAGTGGTAGTCGTAAGACTATGCGTATGCGTTATAACAAAAGCGATGAAGGTGACGGAATGAGCAACTATCGTCGATCTATGAGGAGACGTCGCTCTCGCCGTTCAGATCGTTATACTTATTAATTAATGTCCAAAACGTAGTGGGGCTTTTAGCCTCACTATCCATTTTGGATTCAACAGTTAAAAATTAGATCATATGTTTTCATCATTAAGACCAGGGGCTACTCTTTATATTTTAGATAAGAGTGATGAGCCTATAGTAAAGATAGGTTACGTAGAAAGCGTAACAACACCTAGACCAATGTATAAAACCTACAATCCTGCTGTTAGTTTTGGTACTAATATGCAAACGGTTGTGGATGTAACAATAAGAATAAACAACGAGAAAAAGGACTTTGTTGGGCTTCCTAGCAACGAATCTATACATTCACATGGAGATTACGTTGTAAGTGAAACAAGAGAGGCAATGATCTCTGAAGTAGATGCAATGTTACAGAATAGTAGAAATGTCATAGAAAGTGTAGATAATCATAAAAAGATTATTGTTGCATGTGAAAACATTTTGAAAGACTTAAATCCTGTATATGCAAAAGAAAAAGAAAGAGACGTTGCAATAGATGATCTTACCAAACAGGTATCGGATATGAAACAAGTATTAAAAAAGTTAGAAACATTTTTAACAGATAGGAAAGATGAGAACAACTAAAGCTTTTTTGAAATATCAGAAACTGTATGGTCCACATTTTACTAAAGACCTTTGTGAGTTTGTAGTAAAACAGATGGAAGATAAAAATGGTCCTATTACTCCATTTGATAAGAAAACAATAGAACAGAAGCTTGCACAACAAAACATAAAGTTGGAACACGATATGCTATACGATGCTGTCTATGTTGCAAATATGTGTAAAGCTGACTTTTTAGGTAAAAGCGTTCCAAATGACGATTACCACCTTTGCCTATATATAAAGGACGTAATTGATGATCCAGATGGATATGATGGCCAACCATTTTTCAGATGGTTAGCTGACGTAGAAGCGCTTGGAATTGTTATTGATTGGAGTGAATTTGTTTGATTATGGCTGCTCAATATATTGAATTAGGTGATCGTGGATGGAGTGTGTTGGTATACTATAATGTTGGACCTAAAGACTTTGTAGAAATTGCAGATTCTTTAGAACAGCTTGATTGTCCAAAAGAGGACATGAAAGAATCGTTTAGAGTATTAACACGCAAAAACACAGGCTTTACATTTAGCAACAGTGATTATAAAATGAGCATTGTTTGTATAGGTAAAGCGACAAGCGTTGAATAGTTTGTAAGTACTGCTATACATGAAGCAAAACATGTGCAGTCTCATGTTTGTTCTTATTACAACGTAAAAGAGAAAAGTGAGGAAGCCGCCTATTTAATAGGATATCTTGTACGCAGAATGTATAGAGCACTTGCTAAAATAATTAAATCTTATGTTTGACATTAGAGGAGATAAAATTATACTCAGTACTGAAGACTTATCCATCCCACCATTTAGGGAGCATTATAACAATGCAAAGGATAAGTCTGCTGCACTGAAGGAAATAGAATACGTAGTTTGGCTAAATAAGTGGAACACCCCCTATGAAGCATATCCTGTTGATCAAAGGCCACGTGTTGTAGCAAAAGACGTATTTAAAGACGATAAGTATGAGCCTACCGCTGAAGTTAAGGAGCTAATGAAGCGATTTAACGAGTTCTAGGAAACTCCTGGTACTAGACTACTGAGTGCATCTTAGACAGCAGCAGAGGGGCTAATAGCGGCCTTAAATGACTATTCTAGTGGTTCTATGGACATTGACACAGCAATAAAAGTCACACGAATTCTCAAGGATGTTGGTAGTATTGTCAAATCATTAGACGTAGCCATGAAACAGGCCAAGGCAGAACAATTAGAAACAGGTAGGGTTAAAGGCGGTGGTGTTATTGGACTCTACGAAACAGTTAAGTAACGACTAAAGTCAGGAATTATGAAAAATTTTTTGATATCTATACAAGAACAAGATGAAAAGGCACCGTACGGTAATATTAAGTTGACTTACGATTTAGGTAATAATTTTACAACTGACCAACTTGACAGATTAAAATCTTTTATAAACATAATAAATACACGTTTTCCTAATATAAAGATATTTTACACTACAACATTGCCACCGTCAGATTTATCTGAACAGGCTGTATAATTAATAATATGGTAGATTTTAATAAAAAAATATACAATTCTGACAAATTCAGACAATCTGCTATTTTCTTTAAAGAACACGGTTGTTACACATTAGCTCCAAGAGGTACTACAGACTACATATAGTTTTGGGACAGAGAAACAGAAAGGTGTTTAAATGGGTATGTTGCACCTGACGGTGATGCAATTACAGGATACCACTACTTCTACTTAAATTATAGTCCTATCATGAAACTAGAAGATGTTGTATATACGGATAGGTATGGTAATAAGCGTACACATAGAGAGCGTATATTTAGGTTTCCTAACTTTTGGGACTATGACTATTACTACTTTAATGCAATAGACCAAGCTGAAGACGAAGGTAAACACATGGCGGTACTTAAATCACGTCAAAGAGGATACAGTTATAAAGGTGCATCAATGCTAGTAAGAAATTATGAGCTCATACCTGGCTCAAAAAGCTTTGCTGTTGCATCAGAACAAAAGTTCTTAGTAGGTGATGGATTGCTTACTAAAGCATGGTAGATAATGGACTTTGTAGATAAATACACAGCATGGTCTAAATAGCGTCTTACGTCTACTCGTATGGAAAGAGTATCTGGATTTAAAGTAACAGACGAATTCGGTAAACAAACCGAGCAAGGTTACTTATCTAGTATTACAGGTATTACTTTGAAAAACGACCCAGAACGTCTTCGTGGTACTCGTGGTAAATTAGTACTATTTGAAGAAGGCGGTAAGTTCCCAAATCTTGAAACAGCGTGGCGAGTAGAACAACCTGCTGTAGAAACAGACGACGGTAAAGCATTCGGATTACTTATAGCGTTTGGAACTGGAGGTACAGAAGGTGGTTCTTTTGATGGTCTAAAGAATCTGTTTTACAAACCAGATGCATATAATATACTTGGTTTTCCTAATATATGGGACGACAACAGAGATCAAACAAAATGTGGGTTCTTTGTTCCTTCCTGGAGTAATATGGAAGGTGAAGATGTTGATGGGAATAAGCTCATGGATAAAGACGGTAATAGTCTAAAAGAATTAGCTGTTGCTGAGCTTATACGCCAAAGAAACAAGATCAAGGATGGCGGAGCAGGTCAACAATCAATTGACCGTTTTATATCAGAACGACCATTAAAACCACAAGAAGCCGTACTCGAATTAGGTAAAAACATATTCCCTCGTAAGTTATTAATGGATCAACTTACTCGTATTCGTACTAATACTAAGTTACAGAATATGAAACACATTGTTGATCTGAGCTGGGATGGAAATGGAAAAGTAATAGCAACAGAAAAGAAGAGTGGTGATATTACTACATATCACCTTGACAAGGATGACAAACCTGAAGGATCTGTTGTTATATGGGAGTACCCAATAGTAGATCCACCATTCGGATTATATATAGGTGGATGTGACCCGTATGACCACGATGAGTCTTTTACTAATTCTTTGGGATCTACTTTCATATTTAAGCGTGTAAAAGCTGGAGAAGCTTGGAACGACGTAATAGTAGCAGAATACTCAGGTAGACCTGCTACGGCAGAAGAGTATTATGAAAACGTAAGAAAGTTATTAGTGTTTTATAATGCTAGACTTCTGTTTGAGAATGAACGTAAAGGTATATATCCATACTTTACGAATAAACATTGTGACTATTTATTAGCGGATCAACCAGATAAAATAATCACAGAAATATTTAAAGATAGCCGAGTTCAACGTAGAAAAGGTTGTCACATGACAAAACAAATTAGGGCGTACGGTGAAGGATTAATTCTTGAATGGTTACTTGAAGAATATGAACCTGGCCACCCTAATGTTGAAAGAGTATATAGCGAACCTTTAATAGAAGAGCTTATAGAAAACGATGGTGTACGAAACGTGGACCGTGTAATAGCGCTCTGTATGGTAATGTTGTATAGAGAAGAACTATACCAAGTAAAGGTTGCTAAAAGTAAAGAATAGAATAAATAGGTTGAACTATTTGAAATGCCACTGTTTGGTCAACAATGGTGGGCAACTGAAGATACATAGAATAGTGAACCAATATTTAGTTTTTAAACATGATTAGAATAGAAGATAACTTATACAATTCTTCGTTTCCTCAACAAAAAGTCTCTCTAAAAAAGAAAGATGAAAAATGGTAGCACGATTGTGTTAACTATATAATAGGAGAGAGTAATGTTACTTCTGGTGGTAATCAAAACAAGACCAGATTTGGGGAGATACAAACATACTATAACCTTTATAATAGTATATTTGACGAAAAGGATTTTAAACGTATAACAAATCCATTTAAAGTAGATGACGGATTTCCTGCAACTCCTCAAGATTTTAATATAATCCGTCCGAAGATAGATCTTCTAATAGGTGAGGAAACGAAGAGACCTCTAAATTTTAGAGTTGTTAGAACATCACAAGAAGCTGCTTCAGAACTCCAAGAAAAACAAAAGTAGATGCTACTTGATTATATAACGGCATCTATTACAGCTAGAATGAGCGAAGAAGAAGCTATACAATTTCAGCAATAGTTGTAGAGTGGTGAAATATTACCACCTGAACAAATTGCTAAATACATGGACAAAGAATATAAAGACGTAGTAGAAAACACAGCATATCACGCTTTGTCATATCTTACTGAGAAACTTTCTATAGATAACGAGTTTATTAAAGGTTGGAAAGATGCACTTATTGCTGGTACTGAAATATATTATGTAGGTATTAACAACAGCGAACCGTACTTAGAAAGAGTAAATCCTTTATTCTTTGCTTATGATAAAAGTCCAGACTTAGAGTTTATTGAAGATGGTAGTTGGTGTTGCCGTAGAATGAGAATGCCTGTACCACAAGTATACGATAGATACTATGACAAACTTACAGAAAAAGATCTTAGCAAACTTGAAGAAATGATGACAGGTAGACCATCAAACGACATGGGTGATAAGAATATAGTAGATGACTTTAATCACATAAGTATGCACATCTACGATAACCCTATGTATGATCAAAAGACAAGGTATGCTATAAACGTATGGCATTGTTGTTGGAAATCATTCAAGAAGATCTTTTATGTTACTACTCTTGATGAGGCTGGACAACCTCAAGTAGATATTGTAGATGAGTCGTACCAAAAAACCGGAATGGAACTAAGTGTAGAGCCAGACTGGATAGTAGAAGTTTGGGAAGGATATAGAGCTGGTACAGATTTATACTTCGGTATACAACCGTTGGAATATCAACACATAAGTATTGACAATCCTAATTCACAGAAACTTCCTTATACTGGTGCAGTATACAGTGACACCAATAGTAAACCAAGGTCACTTGTAAGTATTCTTAAACCTTTACAATATATGTACATTGTACTTTGGTATCGTCTAGAATTAGCTATAGCAAGAGATAAAGGTAAGGTTGTGAACATGGATATCACACAAATACCGAAGTCTATGAACATAACACCAGATAGATGGATGCATTATCTATCTTCTGTTGGTGTAAACTTTATTAATCCTTATGAAGAGGGTTGGAACATTCCTGGTCGTGAAGGTGGTAAACCAGCGTCGTTTAACCAAATAACAGCGCTTGATCTTACTATGACAAATGTCATAAGTGAATATATTTAGCTTATGGATAAGATCGAACAACTTGCTGGTACTATATCTGGTATTACTGAACAACGTATGGGAGAGATTAGTACAAGAGAACTTGTTGGAAATGTTGAAAGGTCTGTTGTACAATCTTCAAATATTACAGAGCCTTTGTTCTGGGTACACAATCAATGTAAACGTAGAGCTCTCAATATGTTGTTAAACACAGCTAAGGGTGCGTGGGAAGCAACGGGTAAGAAAAAATTGTCATACATATTTGACACTGGTGAACGCGCGTTCTTAGATATAGATCCTAAGTTCTACTTTGAAGATATGGATGTGTTTGTAAGTGATACTACTAAAGATGTAGAAAACTTACAGAAACTCCAGCAACTTATCCAACCTGCTATGCAAAATGGTGCTTCGTTATTAGAAGCTGCAGAGGTACTTACTACTGATAATCTTAACTTACTTAAACAAAAGTTACAAGAAATGCAGCAACGTCAAGAAGAAGCGGTACGTCAGCAACAAGAAGCTGAACAACAACAAGCTCAAGTATTACAACAAATGCAGAATGAACAACGTGAACAAGAACTTATGCTTGAAGAAGCTAAGATGGAACTTGAACGTTATAAGATAGATGCCGACAATCAAACCAAGATTGCTGTAGCTGAAATATCTGCATATCGTGGTACTGAAGAAAAAGATGCCAATCAGAATGGTATTCCAGATCCTATAGAGATAGCCAAAGACGCTACTCAACAGCGTAAGATTGCTTCTGATGAATATACTAAACGCTACGAAGCTAAACAAAAGCGTGAAATTGAAGATCAGAAGATTAAGCTTGAAGAGAAGCGTATGCAACATGAAATGGAATTATAGAAAGCTAAAGATGATGCTGCTCTTGAACGTGAGAAAATTAAAGCTCGCACGGCTTTGAAAAATAAAACAAGTGGAGAGAAGTAATTATGACATACAGTGAAGAAAAAGAGCTCTTAGAGCTTACAAGATAGAACAACGAGCTTCTAAGAGCTATACTTCGCTTTGTATAGCATGATGAAGCAAATGATTTTATGACAAACATATTAGCCAATATAATTGGTAATAGAATAGATGGAGGAATCAATCATGCGACAAGATCCAACTGAATTTAGAGAAAGATTTAAGAGATGGAAAGCTGGGGAAAAAGTTTACGATGCAGGTACTCCTATTTCTGGATATAAAGAATGGAAAAATCGTATCAAACAGTACAAGGGTTTAGATGTAGATAATGATAATACCTATGATTACTTATCTTACTATAACAACCACACCGATGAAGCTTGGGATATGTTGAACAATTCACCTTATGCTCATTTCTATGATACTTATAAGACTGCGCATCATCCTACATTTTCTAACGAGAGTATATATAGTGGTAGATATGATTTGCTACATAACTCAAAAGGTGTTGTAGGAGGTAGATGGTTGGAGAACCCAAACAGGTTTATTCCTTCTCATTCCAAGAGAGATATAAATTCTATCAGAGAGACTGCTGACTACATTAGTGTTGCAGAGCCTAATGGTCTTCAGATAAGAGATGAGCAAGGAAGATGGCCTATTATAGATGGCGCGGTGTTTGGTGGGGTATTACCTCAAGTGAACGTTGTTCCTGAATACGATGGTGGTAAGACACCAAAGGTAAATAGCCCAGAAGGTCAACAATACTTGTTGTCGTATAAAGATGGTAGTCAAACAAAGATTTTAGGTAAAGAAATAAAAGAATGTGCGGAATTTGCAAATGCTGTAATGAACCATTTTGGATACAATGTGTCTGGCGATGCGTGGCATCCAAATCAAATGTCTTTGTTATATAGTGGGTATGATACATCGAATTTTCCATCTGAATATAATGAACAGGCTGTGGACTTATATAATAAATAGGCCACTGATAATTTCTATCAAAACTTCGACAGTAAAACCATGTTAAACCCTGATCAAATATATCGAGTAAGTATGCGAGTCCAAAAAAGTGACAGAAAAGAAAAGGCTTACAATGGCAATAGAGATGGTGTTGCAGGAACTCATACAGGAGTTGCTTTTTTTGATTAGGGATCTCAAAAATGGAAAGTTGTTCATAACATACACAGTCAAATACATGTTGATGATTTTACAAAAACTTAGAACAGCAATGCTCCGTACTCTATTACTGCTATATACGAACCACGTGCAAACAACGCTGTAAATAATGCCATTGGTGGTTTAATAAGACTGTTTGGTGGAAATTATAATTTTGGTAAATCTCCTAAAATAATACATTGTATATGATAGCAAGTCACGACAGTAGTACTATAACTAGTCTACAAAAAGGTATAAAAAATAAGATATGTTCGGCTTTTGAAGGTCTATGGACTACACAAAACCTTAGCATATTAGAACAATACGAAGCTGGAGTTAGATACTTTGATTTCAGAGTATGCAAAGATAAAAAAGGTTGGAGAATGTGTCACGGAGCAGTTAATTTCTCATACGTTGTTCCTACAATAGAGAAGCTCTGCGACAATATGAAGAAGACATTCCCAAAAGCATACTTTAGAATAATTCTTGAAAAAGGTTCTAAGAAAGACGAAAAAGCATTTATTGAAGAGACCGAATGTCTTGAAAAAGTGTATAAAAAGCTTGATTGGGTTGTAATAAAGAAAGGGTGGAAAACTCTATTACCAACCAAGTTTAAGATTATAGATTACACGTGTAAGATAAACACAATAAGTGATGTTCTTAAAATAAGTAAGTACAAGTTCTCAATAAAGAACTGGTGTAAGAAGAATAACCCGAGGATCACGGATGAAATGATCCAAGATAAACACACAGTGTATTTCTACGATTATGTAGATATACAAAATAATTAATCTAATTATTTAAATAATTATGAGTAAAAAGAAGAATACAATACCGTCCGCATTTGAAGATGCTCTCTCTGGACTTGGTTACACTGGTGGTGAAGAGAGTGGAGAAGGCGTCACAATTATTGATGACGATTTTATGACGGATGATGACATTGTAAAAGATCAACCAAAACCAGATGATCAAAAGGATCCTGAGGACGATAACGACCCTGGAAAAGCTAAAGAAGACGATAGCAAAATTCCAGATGGGGTATTAGACTAGATTGACAATCTGAATGATGATGACAACAAGGGTGGTGAAGGCCAAGAACAAGATACAGATGAGCCTACAACCGAAGACATTACCGAAGCACAGTAGGTAGGCGCCCTGTTTGACGCTGTTGCAGAATCATTTGGATGGAATGTTGCAGATATAGAAGAAGATAAACGACCAGTAACGGTTGAAGGACTTACTGATTATCTGCGACAAGTTGTAGAAGAAAACTCTGTTCCAGAATATGCTGATGAGCGTATTCAACAACTTGATGAGTATGTTAAGAACGGAGGTAATTTTGAAGACTTCTACGCTGCACAACAGCAGCAAATCAATTATGAAAAGATTGATTTGGAAGATGAAGTAAATCAAAAAGCAGCAATCAGAGAACTACTTAAAATGAACGGTTATACAGACGAACAGATAAACAATAAGATTAACCGTTATGAAGATGCAGGAATGCTTGAAGACGAAGCTACTGAGGCTGTAGGACGTCTTAAATCAATTAAGGCCCAGCAAACAAAAGAAATGCATGCACAGCAAGAAGCTCAACGTAAACAGCAAGAAGAAGCACAAAGACAGTTCTTTAATGACATGAACGAACAGCTTAGTAACCTCTCTAATATTCGAGGTCTTGCTATTCCAAAAGAGGATCGTAAAGCATTGTTTGATTATATCTTTAAAGTAGATGCTGACGGTTTGTCACAGTATCAAAAAGATTTTAATAAAAACCTAACAAAAAATCTTATAGAATCTGCTTACTTTACTATGAACGCAGATAAGCTTATACAAGAAGCAAAGAAAGAGGGACAAACAACAGCTGCTTAGAAACTTAAACAAATGTTGAGGCATACTAGTAAGAATCACTCTAGTTATAATGCCCAAGAAGAGAAACCTCGTCAAGCATGGGAACTCGCGTCAATGTTCCAATGATGACTAAAAATTTGATCAAAACTAATATATGAATACTTTGTTAAATAATCTTCAACTCTATCGTGGACGTCGTTTCAGCGATCTTGTTGACGAAAACATGATTTCTAACGCACTCCTGACAAAGCCACATGAGGTATCAGGTCTGCTTTCACTTGTATTTGGTACTAAGGACGATGGCGTATCAACTGCTATTGATCTTATTACTGGCGGTCTTGGTAAGACCATGATTATTGAAAATAGAGAATATGAGTGGTCTGTACAGATTGATTCTGACCACGCTGTTAACATTCGTTGGGCTAAGGGTAATGTTGGTGGTTCTGTCCAAGAAATCACATATTCTAATTATACTACAGCTACTGCTGGTATCCAGAACTCTCCTATTTACCTCGGTCTTGAGGAGCGTTGGTTCGGTCCAGGTGCAATTCTCTCGTTCGACGATGTAAACTTCCAGGTACGTATAAACGGTGTTCCTTATCAAGATGGTTCAACTTGGGTATACGAGTGCTATGTTGCAGACGGATTTGCAGGTTCTTATATTCCTGGTGAATTCCTTCTTCCTGGTCGTCAAGTAAGCCGTATTGGTTCTGCTTACGAAGAGTACAGTGATGAAGCTGATATCATCAACTATCAGACTCCATTTAAGATGCGTAACCACCTTCAGACTCTTCGTCTGACTTACGATATTACTGGTGACGCATATTCAACTGTTCTCGCTATCGCTTTGACCGATCCTGAAACTGGTAAGAAGTCTTATCTTTGGGCTGATTATCAGTATTGGAAGGCTCTCCGCGAATGGAAGAAGCGTGAAGAGACTATGCTTCTCTTCTCTAAGAGCAACCGTATGTCTGACGGTACTTATACTCTTAAGGGTACAAATGGACGTCCTGTTCCTGTAAGTGCAGGTCTGTTCGAGCAGATTTCTCCTGCTAACGTTCGTTATTACACTCACCTTACTGCAGAACTTCTTGAGGACTATCTCTTCGATCTCTGCTACAATATGCTTGGAACCAATGAGCGCAAGTTCATTGCTCTTACTGGTGAGATGGGTATTCGTGAATTTGACCGTATCTTGAAGGAGAAGGTTGCTTCGTTCAACCTTATTGATACTACCTTCGTAACTGGTTCTGGTCAGAACCTTACTCTTGGTGGTCGGCTCACTACTTATAGAATGCCAA